TATTTATACTTACCCACCGGTAAGTAAACTAATTCCTTGGCCAATTTGTCCTATTAGACTTTCTAGGCCGCTTTCTTGTTCCCATTTATTATATGCAAAAGTAATAGTAAAACCGTTTGCACCGCCTGCACTATTATCTAGGACAATATCAGATATACTAACAGGGTACGCTTTTTCTAGAACGACACCATATATTGGTCTGTTCTTTTTATTTAATTGTTGTATTCTTACATCGGTTACGAATTTATCTTTATAATTTGGATGATAGTTAGACGTATTAAATACGACCTGCATCCAGTTATCAAATATAGTTTTCATATAGTAATCTTCGGTCAATAAGAAAGTACAATTAACTTCCATATCCATATAACCGTATGGAATTTTACGAGCCGCATCTCTGTCTGAAGTTTCAAAGGTTGTGATTTGTCTTCCTGGGATTGTTGCCGTCTGACATAACATTGATATATCTCTAGGATCATTTATTAAATCTTTTAAAGAAAAATTTCCACCTAAGGCATTTGCAATTAAATTAGAAGGATCTAAATTAATCAAAGACATTTGAGGTGGCTTAAATATTATATTAAATCTATTAGCTTGAGCTAGGCCGCCATGTGACATTACGTTTGATTTAAATGTGTCTATACTATTAATTGCCATTATACACCTTTATATATGTTTCTGGAATTAGACCAAGCATATCTGTCTGATTTTTTCGCAAACTGCTGAGTCGGAAGAAATACTGCTATTTCCCATTCCGGCATTGCTACTCTAGACATATTAGAAGTCACATGTGACATCAAATAATGTTTAAAGCAAGGTTTAAATTCTTTATAACTCTCTGTACTTTTAAGTAGGTTATATCTTAATCTTGTTAGTCTAGTTGTATCTCTTACTTTTTCTGGTGCTAATTGCATTAACTTATCTAAAAAAGCCGCTCGTATAGAAGGGGATAAGTAATGTAAATTTAGACCATGAAACCCGCCAGGAGCAGGTTGAACCATTATTGTCAAAGGGAATCTATCATAAAAAGGTAAGGTATCTTTAGTTTTAGGATCATAAAAATACATAACCATATCACCAAGTTGTGGTTTAGCCACCGAAGTTAATGCATCATCCTTCATTAATGCAGTTCTATTGACTGTACCTAATTCTTTTACCTTTCTTTGAAACCAAAGACGAGACTTATTAGTTCTGGCTTCTATTCCAGACCTAAATGCTTGTAGTTCTAATGTATCAAATAAACTTGCCATACTTCTATTTATATCAGGATTTGAGTAGTTTGATACCTAAATTTGTTAAAGTATCTTCTGTCCAAATCTGAAACTTCCAACCTTTATGTTCTGCAAACTGATTAGCCGCTTCCCATTTAGATTGATTCTTAACATATTGTGTGACTTCGTTAATATATTTTTTGGATTTTCTTCTTTTCTTTGGGGGTTGAGTATGCTTCTTAGGTTTTATTTCGACTAGAAAGATCTTTCCATTGTCCATTTCTACTAAAAGATCTACAAAATATCGATGAAGCTTATTGTCTGTCTTACACTTATATGGTATAACTACTTCTTCAGAGTTCCAGGCTTTGACACTAGAATTAGATTCACACCATTTAAAGGCTTGTCTTTCCCACAGGGATCTGTATACCACTTTGGAGTAATCCCCAAGGTATTTTTCTGGTTTTTTAATTTTATATCTACCTTTGTAAGCCATATAAATACTATTATAAGTTTAAAACTATAAATCTATTTATACGAGAAAAAAAGCATGTGGACAAAAAGTACTAAGAGTAATACACCATCAACACTAGCGGAGCAGGCCTTGGCTAAAGCTGAAGAAGCTCAAAAAGCTCTTGAGTACGAATATGGAAAGGCCTCAAAGTCAAAACTCGTATATCCTTTAACTCTAGATGCTCAAATAGAAAAAGGACGAGAGTGTATGAGATTTAGGATTATAAGCAGAGACCATCTATCTAAAAAAGAAATTTACTTTTTAACTCCGGCCGGCCTATCAGTACCAGACGGTGTTTCATATAATGAATTAAGTTTAGGATCTTTAGGTGGTAAAGCTGTGGAGGCCGGAAGTGCAGTAATAGATAATATAAAAAAAGGTAAATTTCAAAAAACTGATTATGAAGAGATTTTGGGTATGGGTGATATGGTTGCGGCCGCAACTATAGCAGCTTATCAATATAAGGGCGGTGTACATGGTGAAAAAGGAACAATGGCTGCAGGATTAGCGGCTAATCCATATACTAATAATGCTTTTCAAGGATCAAATATGAGAACCTTTGAATTTAATTTTAAATTAATAGCAGAAAGTATGGATGAAGCTAAAGAGGCTCGTAATATTGAAAATACATTTAGAAAATTCTTATATCCTAGAAAACATCCTGGTTCTCCTATGGTTTTAATATATCCACCTTATTGGGAAATTACATTTTGGAAAAAAGTAATTAAGGATGGAAAAGAGGAATTAGTTCAAAATGAATATTTACCTTTGATAATGTTATGTAATCTAGAAACGATGAATACAACTTATAATGCCTCTGGTAACGCATTCCACGAAGATGGTAGTCCTACTGAAGTAGATATGTCTTTAAGTTTTAAAGAATCAATCACATTAACTAGAGAAGATTTATATGGAGAGACAGCAATTGACTATGATGCTGTTGAATATAAATGGGATAATATTAGATCCGGACAAAATACTGTTCCACAAAGTACCCCAGAATTCTCGAAATCAGCGAAAGAAACTGGTAGTAGTAGCGGTGGCGGTAGCAGATATGGTGGGTTTGGGAGAGGTTAATGAGTTATTTTTCAATGTTTCCAACACAGACCTATGATTTTGGTAGGGAAGGTATATATCAAACAGTCATAGATTTATATAGAAGTGTAAGACCAATACAAACTTTAGTAGATAATACTGCTGCATATCTATATGTAGATGTTAAAAATGGTGAAAGGCCTGATATATTATCTCATAGAATATATGGTAGATCTGATTATCATTGGACATTCTTTTTAGTAAATGATTTTTTACATGATGGTATATCTGCCTGGCCGATGAGTCAAGAAGATCTTCAAGAATATATAACAACACATTATAATGGATATGCCCTAGAAACTAGGCCAGACCTAGTTTATAATACTGATGGTCAAATTATAAATTATAAGGATTCACTTGCAGGAAGATTCAAACTAAAAGAAACTATTACAGGACAGACTAGTGGCGCCAGTGGAACATTAACCAAGAAGGATCTATATCTAAATCAGTTAGTAGTACAAGACGTCACCGGAACTTTCCTTGGAGCCGGAGACGGGAATACTCTAGAAGCTGTTTCAGGATCTTCTAGTACAGATAACGTCTCAGTCTGGAAAGCCTGGGAATATGCCGAGGCACCTCATCATTGGTATAAGGAAGGAGATACTACAGAAGCTCATGTTTCTAATGCAAATTTCTTTTCTACTACAGATGATGCAGCAACTAATTTAATTCTTCAAGAAGGTTCTGTAGCGGCCGCTAAATATACCTCTAATAGAGCATATGTTCATGCATTAAATGATCAAAGGTCTAAAATAAGAATAGTTGATCCCGCATATTTAACTGTCTTTAAAGATACCTTTGAGAGTTTAATCAATGTCTAGTACAACAGGAATACTCCACGAGAATTTTACTCAAGTCTCGCCAGGAGATTATGAATTTAACGTAACGTTATATTCTCATAATCCACATTCTAATTTTGAGCACGGGGCCCGTCCAATAACTTTTTTCGTTACAGCAATGAACATATCTGAAGGAATAGATCAAGGCTCTTTAATTGCTAAATTAACCATACGTGATGGTGTTAATTTATTAGAAGACATGAGAATTTCTGGTGGAGAAAGAATCCAAATTCAAATTACCCAAAAAGAACCACTTAAAGGTAATGCGATGAAAAAACATACAATGGATCATATTTTTTATATTTCTGATATAATGAATTATTCTCGGTCTTTAGGAATACAGACATATGAATTACAATTAGTTTCTAGACTTGCCTACTTAAATCAAGGAAAGGGTGCAACTCATTTGAAAGGAGCTTTTAATGGTTCTAGAGGAAAATGTATATTTAAATTAGTTGATAAAGTCTATAGTGGAAATAAATTTATTGATGAAGGTGGTGGTAATGTACAAGGAATATATGTGCACAAAAGAGAAATTGATGCTATTAACTGGCTAAAAAGAAATGCCTTTGATGACGGAACTCCATATTATTTTTTTGAATCATTAAACTATAATACCGGAGGAGAAGAGAAAGGCGGAATAGTATTTACTTCTTTAGCAAAATTTATTCAAAATCATGAAAATGATGATTTACTAACATATTCTCAAACACCATATGGCCAATCTACTGGTGATCCTGTAAAAACTTTTCAAAATAGTCAATATACTATATTACATATGTCAACTAACCTTGGATTGTCTAAATTTAATCAAATTAGGAAGGGTGCATATAGTTCTAATTTAACAACCGTTGATATATCAACTAAACAAGTAAAAGAAAATATCTTTGAATATAATAATGAAAATAAATTAAATCAATATAAACCTTTTGCAACTACTGATAAAGCTAAAGAACTTTATAACAAAGAATTCGGAAAAGTAGAAGGAAGAAGATTTTATTCTTCTATTAATAGTCAATCATTTGCAAATAATACAAGTTATCATAAACCTTTAGAGGACAGTAATGAGCTTCTTAAAGTTATGGCTACTAGTAATAATTTAAATTATATGAGTCATGAAATAACTGTTTATGGAAATTCTAATATATTCCCAGGCAAATTAATACTATTAAAGGTTCCAAAATCTGCTCCGGCAGAAAACGTAAACTATAAAGATCTAGATGAATTACAGTCTGGAATATATTTAATAAAAAGAATAAATCATATATTGAAAGGAAATGTATATACAATGAAAGTATTAATAGCAAAAGAATCTTCAATGTTAGATCTGGATCTTAAAACACCAGATCCAAAAGAAGGAGTGAAAGAATGAGGCAAGATGATTTTATAGGACAACAATTTTACTGGTTTACAGGTGAAGTAGAAGATGTGCAAGACCCTAAAAAAATGAATAGGGTAAGAGTAAGATGTCATGGATATTATGGCAATGCCGATGAAGTGGCAACTACAGATTTGCCCTGGGCAACAGTCATGATGCCAAGTACTTCTCAATCCTCAAAAGGATTTGGAAGAACTCATGAACTTGAAGTAGGTTCTTGGGTAGTAGGATTTTTTAGAGATGGAAGTTCGTCACAGGATCCTCTTGTTATGGGAAGTATTGCAACATCTACTGCAATTGAAGTAGATCCTGAAGTTGGATTTGAAGGTGCAGCAACAACAGACATACCCGAAGAAACACAGGCAAATTATCCAGATAACAAAGTTTATAAATCTAAGTCGGGTCATATAGTTGAGTTCGATAATACTGATGGTGCAGAAAGAATTAATATTAGACATAGAACCGGATCAAATTTTTCAATTGATTCAAATGGAGATACATTTGTAGACTCTACAGCTTCTGGTGGTGAAATATTTATATGGTCTAATAGTCACATCACAGCAAGCACAAGTGAAGGTGATGTTAAAGTAGTTACTGATAGTGGCGATCTTGAAGTTGAGGCTAAACTTGGTAAAGTTGATATAACAGCCGGTGGTGATATAACACTTAAGTCAGCAACTAAAACTAGAGTAATGTAATGACCGAGGTTATTGAAGAAATTGTTGTCGTTGGAAAAAGGCCCGAACCATTAATATCATTTCCAAAACTAGAATGTCCAGATACAATTTTACCAACCAAGAAAGATTTATTTGAAGCCTTTGATGGTGCGGCATCCTTTCCCGCCAGACTAAGAGCCTATGCAGAAGGCCTTGCCGGAGATGAAGCTCAAAAGTGGATAGATCAGGCAGAACAACTTGATGAATTATTAGAAGGAATTAAAGATGCATTAAGTCAATGGGATCCTAAAAATAAACATCCATATATTCCCGGA